TCCACGTTGTTTCCATTTGGTGAGATTTAATTCAATGTGTTGATGGTGAAGAAAAGCTTTTCTATCTGGTCTTGCGATAATGTGTGCTTTACAGTATTGTTGATTAATTCTAGCCCATTCATAAAATCTAGACATTGTTGTTTTGGGAGCAGTCAAATCAAATACCATACCCACACAAACAATCATTGCATGAGTTTGGTCGCACTCTTTTAAAATGTCATTTACCTCACTTTGATAACATAGAACTTGCCTGTGTCCTGTTCCTGCTCCAGTTGCAGTTCCAGAAGTATGTAAACAAGTTGTTTGCATTTGTTTTTCAACTATGAAACTCCACTCCAAGTCATCTGGATACATGACAATGAAAATTAGATGGTCAAGTTCATCAATGACATATCTTGGGTTTTGTGCCTCTATCTCCCAAAGTTCTCTAAACTCCTCAAAGCTTTTCATAGTATGGCTCCCATTCTGGAAATATGTCAGTCAAACATGTTCCCCTATGCTTATCTCTTAATTGAATATCTTTCATCATCTCATTATGCAGTTTTTCATCAAATGGCATTTCTTTCAGATAGTTATACAGTTTTTCCCACTCTGTAAATTCTTTGTCCATGAAATTACCGAACTTATAATAATTATCCATATATAGTTCACGAATATCTAATGGAATAGATGTTATTGCATATTGATTACCCTGACCCCAAACTAAGCTACCAGATGCCCAATTCCACATATCATCTGATTCATATTCTTCTCTCAATGCATACACACCATAGGCTATTTCTGGTAGATACCCTATGGTCAAAGCATTAACCGTAGAGGCAAACATTACCCGTGTTTTTCGGCCCCAAGCAAATTTTCTTGCGTTTGAAATTATCACATCCCACTTAGAGGGAAATCTTATGTAGTTATTTTTCTCTCCCCAAAATTCAATTGATACTGTCATCTGACAATCTTTGAAGTAAGGAATATAATCAAATATATCTTTGCCGTCAAACTTAGGAGTAAGCGTGGCATTAGTTGTAATCCTTAATGACATGTTCTTACTTACACCCATGTCTATGGCAAGTTTCATTAAATCATAATTTTCTTTTATCGCAAGTGTCTCACCGCCGACTAGTTTTAATTCAACAAGATTTTTTAAAATGTCAGCATAGTCCTCAACATTATCTGTTTCTTTTATTAACGCCTTATCTTTAAAATTCTCCATACCAAAATTATCGTATAGTCCAATATCTTGATTTTCTTTTGCTAAAGATGAAGAGTTATATGGACCACACATATTGCATCTTAAATTGCAATAATTACTAGGTGCAACATATTCCATAGTCAAAAACTTTGGCTCATTCATGTCTGTATTGATATATTCTTCTAGGCGTTCCAAATGTTCATGATACTCACCATATTCAGCAGTAAATTTTTCTAAGTATATTTGTCTGTGACTCTGACTTGAATGTTTTTCCTGTTCAATACAAACCTGACAATGTTTTTTTGTTAATGGACCACCGCCGTTTAAGAACTCATTTCTAAAATTTAAATATTCATCTTTGTTATGCAGTTCTTTAGGGTCAGTTGTTTCATATTTTCGTTTTAATGTTCCTTTGGGCCATTCTTTCATGACACAACAAGCCATTGGCGCAACAGTTCTATATACGAGGGTATTCATAAATGGTTGTGGACAAAACCATTCCATGTCTTCTATTTTATTCATAAACTGTTTCCTCTCTTGTGTCAGTATCAGTTCCACAATACCTTGTGCAAATTTTTGGGATACTAGTTTCATTAATCAGTTTATTAAAGAAATTAATCCATTCATCAGACAATATGATATCATTGATTGTATCAACATTTTCTATGTTTAATTTTTCTTTAAATAAACTATCCATACCATCCATGTTCCCATCATAGTTTAATTTCAATTTGCGTAGTGGGTCTGTCCAACAACAAGGCAACAAATATCCCTCTGCATTTAATGCAAACGATTTTCCTTTAACACACTTTGGTCTAAACACAGTTAATCTCACTTGGTTTATACGGATCGTCTGGGCCAGTCCACCGTGAAGATTTGTTAACCTGTAGGGGAATTTGATATTTACGGGCAAGCTCTATAGCTTCTGGTATATCATTTTCATTATACTTAAAAATAATATATTGCCATCTAATATCATTGCCGTTAGATTTACCAGCCTCCATCACCTCAAACAAATATTCACCGTCTTGATTCATTCTATATTTATGACTATCCTTTGGAAGACCATCAATACCAAACTCCCAAATCGCTGATTTATTGGCATCAAACGCTTTCATATACCAATCCATAGGTTTGTGAGAGGCAGCCGTATGTATGAAGACTCTTTTATCTTTAGTAAGTTTAAGGAACTCTATAAACTGTGGATGGAAGATTGGGTCAGATATTTGGCCACAAAATTCTATCTGGTCAAAATGATTTATAATCTTATTAAAACTGTCTAAAGATAAATCATTAAGATTATTAGTGGGTATTGAACGTCTAAGACATTTTGGACACTCTAATGTGCAACGATAAGTGATATCAAGGTTGATACTTCTTCTGTATAAAACTTTTTCAAGGTTACTCATCTCCCTATTACCATAAACCGAATCATGCCGTTAGGGAGAAGTTTTTCTCCCTTATACATTATCTCTAATATTCTTGCTTGTTCAGCTAATTCATCTGGACTATTTACACAATTGATATGGTCATCATATTGAGTGTCGTTTGATGACTGAAGAATATACACAGCGTCATTATTATCTACACCAGCATGTTCTAGTTCTCTAAACCTTGACATGGGATACATGTGTTCACAAGAAC